AAGGGCGAGTCCGCTAAGATGAAAGCTAAACGTAAATCTTTTAAAGCCCGTCACGGTAAAAATATAGCCAAAGGCAAAATGTCTGCGGCGTATTGGGCAAATAAATCTAAATGGTGATATAGATGGAACCAAAAGTACCTTCTAAAGAAGAGTTTGACAAGATGACCCCCGCACAAAAGGCCGCCCGTCAGCGGGAAGCTATGATGCAGAACTTAACCCTTAGCCCCGAAGAGAAAAAAGCTAAGGAAGCTATGGAAGCCAAAAATAAGTCTGCCAAGAAGATGATGGCTGGTGGTATGGCTAAGAAGTATAAAGCTGGTGGCAAGCTAGACATGGTAGAAAAAGGTGGTAAGAAAGTCCCTTTTTACGCTGCGGATGGTAAAGGCAAGATGAAAGCTGGTGGTAAGGTTCGTGGCTGCGGTATGGCTCGTGGTGGTAGAGTCTGCAAGATGGTCAAGATGAAAGGTGCGTAATGCGACGCTACTACAAGAAGAGCGATTGCGGTTGCGGCAGTAAACCCCGAAAGATGAAAGAAGGGGGCACTGTAAAAGACGCGTGCTATAAAAAGGTCAAGAAGCAATATAAGGTGTTCCCGTCTGCTTACGCGTCGGGAGCCATTGCTAAGTGCCGGAAGAAAAAGGCTGGTAAGTAATGCGTACGTATTACAAGTCTGGTGGAGGAGTTCGCAAAACCGAAAAGGGTGCGGCCCTAAAGCGTTGGTTCAAAGAAGATTGGAAAGACGTTAAGACTGGAAAGGCTTGTGGTAGAAAGAAGGGAGACGGTAGGGGAACACCTTACTGCCGCCCTTCTAAGCGTGTATCTGAAAAAACCCCCAAGACTTCTGGTGAGATGTCTAGCGCCGAGAAAGCAAAGAAGGTAGCGGAAAAGAAAAGGCTAGGACAACCAGCAGGTAAGCCTAGACGAGTATCGGCTACTAAGCGGAGAAAGAAATAATGGGTATGGGTGTTAAGCACTACTTCAAAGACGGTAAAGAACATAAGGGTGGTATGCACAAGCACCCTGACGGGACTCTTATGACTGGCAAAGCTATGTCAAATACGTCTAAGAAACTGTATCACTATGGCGACCTATCTAATAAAGCTAAGGTCAAAGCTAAGGCAGGGTGGGGTAAATAATGGCTACATCAAACTCTACAGCGTTTAACATGGAGTTCACTGAGATCGCGGAAGAAGCGTTTGAGCGAGCGGGCCGTGAGATGCGTTCTGGGTACGACTTAAAAACCGCTAGACGTTCCATGAACTTGCTTACTATTGAGTGGCAAAATCGCGGCATCAACATGTGGACTATCGACGAAGGCACTATTAACTTAGTTAAAGGTAAGACCACTCCCTATGACTTGCCCGCAGACACCATTGATTTGTTGGAGCACCAGATACGCACGGGTAGCGGGAATGCAGCGACACAAACTGACCTATCCATAAGCCGGATTAGTGTGAGCACGTACGCTTCTATCCCTAACAAGTTAACACAAGGCAGGCCCATACAACTATATATTGAGCGTTTGCGGGATAACCCCAAAGTAAATGTATGGCCTCTACCAGATACTAATGACTACGTATTGTACTACTGGCGTATGCGCCGCATACAAGATGCCGGTAGTGGCGTAGAAACAGCGGATATGAACTTTAGATTCTTCCCGTGCCTAGTAGCAGGACTGGCATACTACATAGCCATGAAGCTACCCGAGATGACAGAAAGAGTGCCCTTGTTAAAGTCTGTGTACGACGAGCAGTTTGCCTTGGCCGCAGGAGAAGATAGAGAGAAGACCTCGGCTAGGTTTACCCCCCGCATAGGGTATATGTAAGCATGGCTACTCAGTTTGCTTCTGATAAGAAAGCCATCGCGTTATGCGACGTGTGTGGGTTCCAGTACAAACTAAAGGAACTGAAGAACCTAGTTGTAAAGAATGTAGATACTAATTTAAAAGCGTGCCCTGAGTGTTGGAATCCAGATCAGCCTCAGAATATGCTAGGAGAGTTTCCTGTACACGATCCACAAGCGTTACGTGATCCTAGACCAGACCAAAGCCTAGGAGAATCAGGAAACAGTAGTAGTAGGGACATACAGTGGGGTTGGAACCCTGTAGGTGGGGGAGTCGATCCTTTTGGATTAACCCCCAACATATTGTTAATAAATGGTAGTATAGGACAAGTTACTGTAACTACCTCATAGGCCCAATGGCATAAGTTATGAACTACACTGAACTGAAAGCTAATATCCAAGACATTTGTGAGAACACGTTCACAGATGACCAACTCGCTATGTTCACGGAGCAGGCGGAGCAGAAGATATACAATTCAGTACAGATACCTGCCCTGCGTAAGTTAGATGAAGGCCCAGTAGCTCAAACCAACAAGCTGTATACCTTACCTAGCGACTACCTGTATACGTACAGCATAGCGGTAATAAGTAATAACACGTACACGTATCTGTTAAACAAAGACGTTAACTTTTTACGTGAAGCGTACCCAGTTAATACTGCCGCTAACTACGGATTACCTAAGTTTTATGCTTACTATAGCGACACTAAACTAGAGCTGGCTCCCACCCCCGATGCTAACTATGAAATAGAACACATTTACGGGCATTACCCTACGTCTATAGTAACTGCGGGTACTTCATGGTTAGGTAATAACTTTGACTCTGCACTGTTAAATGGAGCCTTGGTAGAAGCTATCCGGTTTATGAAGGGTGAGCAAGATATAGTCGCTAAATACGAGAGTATGTACTTACAAAGCATGGCTCTACTAAAGAATCTCGGTGACGGTAAGTTGCGTCAGGATTCGTATCGGTCTGGACAAACTAAGGTAGCTGTTAAGTAAGGAATTAAATTATGGCTATAGCTCAAGCAATGTGTACTTCTTTTAAAGTCGCTCTATTAAACGGAGAGATGGACTTTAGTAGTGATACTGCGCAGACTTTTAAGGTAGCCCTGTATACAGGAGACGCCTCTTTAGGCGCAGATACTACGGCGTATACAACTAGTAATGAAGTAGCAAACGGTAACGGATACACTACTGGCGGGTATACTCTGACCATTAGTACAAACCCTACAGACGGGGGTTCGGGCACTACAGCTTTTCTGGACTTCGCAGACGCTACGTGGGCAAACTCTACAATTACTGCTCGTGGTGCGCTTATATATAAAGTAGGAGGAGGCAACCCTTCTATAGCAGTACTGGACTTTGGGGCGAACAAAAGCACTAGTAACAGTCCTTTTACTATACAATTTCCTACGGGTAACGCTACAAGCGCCATAGTGCGTATAGCCTAAACAAACAGAATAGCCGTGTGAGGCCAAAGAAATGACAACGCAATACACTTCGATTTTAAAACTAGCCCTACCTGTACAGGGAGAACTAAGCGGTACGTGGGGTGATGTAGTAAACGATAATATAACCTCTATGGTAGAACAGGCTATAGCGGGGCGTGCGGTCATTAATTCGTGGACTGCAAACGCACACACGCTAACCACTGCTAATGGAGTTACGTCCGAATCTAGGTGTGCAATGCTAGAGTTTACTGACTCAGGCACCCAGCTAACCGGAGCGGGTAGTGTAGTATGCCCAACCCTATCTAAGATATACATAGCTAAGAATGCTTCTGGACAAAACGTAACCCTAAAAACATCTGGCGGTACCGGCATTCTAGTCCCTAACGGACGCACTATGTTCTTGTTTTGTGATGGGACTAACGTAGTTGAGGCGGTAACAAGTACTACTTCTTTGCAGTTGGGTACTAGCACGACGGTAACAGCGGTACTCGATGAAGACAACATGGCCTCGAACAGCGCCGTGTCTCTCGCTACACAGCAGTCGATCAAAGCATACGTAGATGCTCAAGTAGCCACATCCGATACCCTCGCGGAAGTACTAGCTAATGGAAATACCACTGGCGGTACAGACGTATCCGTATCTACTGATGACAAGGTGCAGTTCCGCGACGCAGCTATATACATTAACTCTAGCGCAGACGGGCAACTTGATATTGTTGCTGATACAGAAATACAGATAGCCGCTACTACAATTGATGTAAATGGCATCCTAGATGTTTCTGGGAATATAGTAGCGGGCGGTACAGTTGATGGACGAGATGTCGCTACTGATGGAACTAAGCTGGACGGTATAGAAGCTAGCGCAGATGTAACAGATACTACTAACGTCACCGCCGCAGGCGCGTTAATGGATTCTGAGGTTACTAACCTAGCACAAGTTAAAGCCTTTGACTCTGCTGACTATGCTACCGCTGCTCAGGGTACAACTGCTGATGCGGCACTTCCTAAAGCTGGCGGGGCAATGACTGGTGCCATTACAACTAACAGTACGTTCGATGGGCGAGATGTTGCTACTGATGGAACTAAGCTGGACGGTATAGAAGCTAGTGCAGACGTTACTGATACTACTAATGTTACAGCCGCTGGCGCACTAATGGATTCTGAAGTAACTAACCTTGCACAGGTTAAGGCTTTTGATTCTTCAGATTACGCTACAGCAGCTCAAGGCACTACAGCAGACGCTGCACTACCCAAGTCTGGGGGTGCTATGACTGGAGCTATAACCACTAATAGCACGTTTGATGGGCGAGACGTAGCCACTGATGGCACTAAGCTAGACGGTATTGAAGCTAGTGCAGATGTAACGGACACAACTAATGTAGTAGCTTCTCTAACCGCAGGTTCTAATATTACTATCGCTGCTGACGGAACAATTGCAAGCACTGCTTCAGGTGGTAATGAAACCCTACAACAAACTCTAGCTATTGGAAATACTACAACTACTGATACTAAAATTCAGTTCCGTGACGCAGGCTTGTACATTAACTCTAGTGCTGATGGACAACTTGATATTGTTGCTGATACAGAAGTACAGATAGCTGCTACTACAGTTGATGTAAATGGCATTTTAGATGTGTCTGGTAACATAGTAGCAGGCGGCACGGTTGATGGTGTTGATATTGCAGCAAGAGATGGCGTACTAACTACCACTACAACTACTGCAAATGCGGCGCTTCCTAAAGCCGGTGGAACCATGACAGGTACTCTTGCGCTTGGAGACAACGTAAAGGCTACGTTTGGTGACGAGCCAAATCTGGAGATTTACCACAGTGGTTCACATTCTATTATTGAAGACGTTGGTGGCGGCAGTTTATTTATTAAAGGTGGCCCACAACTTAAACTGTTCAATGATGATGAATCTGCTATTCTTTGCCAAAAAGACGGCGCAGTAACTTTATACCATAACGCTGTGGCTAAGGTTGCAACGGCTGCAACGGGCGTTAGCGTAACTGGTGACGTTACAGCAACGGGTAATTTAACACTAAGCGGCACTGATTCTGTAAAAGTACCTAGCGGAACAACAGCGCAAAGAAATGGTAGCCCAGTTAACGGTATGTTTAGATACAACTCTACAACTGCTGAGTTTGAGGGTTATCAGGATGGTGCTTGGGGTTCTATTGGTGGAGCGGCGCAATCTGTTGTAACTACGGCACCTACCAGCGCCAGTGGCTTTGCTAATGGGCACATTTGGTATGTAGTTAGTTAAGGGCGACCAATGACAATTAAAGTAAATGACAGTGGCACCTTAAAAGAGCCTACCCAAATCTTTGCAAAAGGAGATCAGGGTACACTGTACGCCGTGAACTATGTTGTCGCTAACAATAACGGCACGTTAAGCACAGCGTGGAGTGCGATCTACGAAACTAGTCGTGACACTTCAACAGCATTTTCTACGACTACTTCTTCTAATACCACAACAACGTACACGACTACGTTTGCTACTGGGACATCTAAGGCAACGACAACGACCTACACGACTTCTTACAATACGACTAGCGTAAGAGGCACTTCTAAAGCGACTACGACTTCTTACAATACGACTAGCGCAATAAGCACAAGTCGAAGCACTTTATCGTCATACAATACGACCCGCGCTACTGGCACAAGTCGAAGCACAACAACTTCATACACCACAACGTATGGAACTAGCCGCGCAACAAGCAAAAGCACAACGACTTCCTATACAACTACCTACGCGACTAGCAAGACGACTAGCAAAGCGACCACTACAAGCTATACCACGACATTCAACACGACAGGGACATCTAGTAGCACAACTTCGCCAGCATATAGCAGTTCTTATAATGTGATGAACACTGCTTTTTCAGCTATTTTCACTTACGGTGGTGCAACTGTAGGCACAGGATCGTCTGGTGCAACGTCAGTCACATCTGGAAGCACTACCTACAATCGCGGCGCGTTTGTCAGTTCTTCTTTTAACCCATACACTGGAACTATAAGCAATTATAAGATTACTAGGACTGTTACTTCATCGTCTACAACTAGCACCAGCCGCACAACAAGCAAAAGCACAACGACTTCCTATACGACTAGCTACAACACTAGCAAGACGACTAGCAAAAGCACAACAACTTCCTATACGACTAGCTTCAATACATCGCGCACTACCGCCCCGACCACGACAACCTCGTTCAATACGACAACCACTTTCGGTACATCGAATTCTACGACAACGGTTTACGATACGACCACTACTTTCGGTACTTCTAACTCAACGACAACGGCTTACGATACGACGGTTACGTTTGGCACATCAAACTCAACATCGAACGCTACTACAACATCGTTTAATACAGACACAACGCGCTCCACTAACCGCTTGACAGCAACTAGCTTCGCAACAAGTGCAAGTCGTGACACGGCAACAGTAGTTTACGAGCGCCTGACAGCGACCGGAAATCAGACTGAAGTAACTAGCGGAAGCGCTCACAACGAACGCTACTGGGACGGCTCTCAGTGGACGGAGGATTAATGGACTTCAAAGAAATTAATGGGAAGCTAGAAAATGCT